AGGTCCTCCGTCTAAAGATGTTCCTAGCCATGGCCCAGTTACGCCATTTCCTTCATATTGATAAACATCTTTAACAAATCCACCTTCATCAATGCCTATATAGTGATTGTGGTCTATTACAGAATTAGTGTCATCGTAATTGGCAATTGCAGACCATGTACTGTTGTAATAATAATATATTCTATTTGTGTTAGTGTCTAAATGCATTGCTCCATTTATTGGACTATTTGGAAATGAGTCAGAAACAGTAAGTGATAATCCTCCACCACCGCCACCACCTGCAGTTGTTTGTACTGATCCATCTGAGAAGGTGATACCTTCAGCAGCAACCGTTAAACCTCTTGTTACCTTAAAGTTTTTAGTACTAGTTGCCACTGAAGATCACTATCCCTTCAGCCCACATTACGCTTCAATAAGCGTTTTGTGAACCTTTACTGTTGTTTCGTTTGATGCTGTTACCTTTAAGCGAACATTTCCGCCTACGTAGTCTGCATCTGTTGTTCCAAGTTGTTCATTGCTAATTACATCGGCATACTCTGTTAAGTAAACGTTGTTATTTGCATCAACTGTTACAAGAACTTCTAGAACTTCAATGTCATTACCCTTTTTCATTTGCACAATATATTTTGCAGATGAATAAGTGGCTACTGCCCATGAGTCTACAACTGTTGCGCTTCCGCTTGTAATTGCTTGTGTAGCAGTTCCAATAAGAGCATCTGTAAGAGTTACAGAACCAGCAGTAACTGATCCTGAACCTACAGACAATGCTGCAAATGTTGGAGTTGCTGCTGAGTGAATGTTTTGTGGAAGTGATAATGTAACTGATCCTGTTGAAGCAGATACAGTAACTTGGTTAGAAGTTCCTGTAAGTTCTGTTACACCAGAGTTAGAAATTGCACCAGTTGTGTCGTTATATGAAAGACCTGTTCCTAGTGTAGTTCCAACTGCATCTTGTGCACGTTCATCTGTAAAGTACTTGTTTGTAGATCCTTCTGAGATATCATCAGATCCAAGTGTGCGAGTTCCACCAAGTGATACTGAAGTACCATTGATTGTAATTGCAGAGTTTGTAAGTGATGAGTTTCCAATGTTTGAAAGTGTATTTGTTGAACCACTAATTGACTTGTTTGTTAATGTTTGTACAGTAGAAAGATCTGCAGTAATAGTTGTGTTAATGCTAAATGAGTTACCAGTTAGTGTTAAACCATTACCTGCTAGGAATGTACCAGCACCTGAGAACTGTGAGAATGCAATTGGATCTGTTCCAATTGTTGCTGGACGATTTGTTTGTACCCAGCCAGTTCCACCATTTGCTGTACCAGAGTAAACGAATACAAAGTCACCAGAATCAACTTCGGCAGCGGTATCAAAGTCTAGTGCACGAGATGGTTGACCAGATGCTGCTACTACGTAAATACCGTTTTCAGATTGTGTTGTCTGGTTTTTAACAAGAATACGATCACCAGTTGCAAGAACTACACCGTCAAGTGTGTCTCCATTTTCAACAGCATTTGCAAGGTTAATGTTTGCTGTTGTTGCTGCACGAGCAGATTCATGAACATGAAGACCTTCTGCTGCTGAGTCTACGTAAGCCTTTGTTGCTGCGTCTGTTCCATCTGTTGGTGTTGCAAGGCTTGTGATCTTTTGGCTATTTAAAGAAACTGCTGCATTTGGAGCACCAACAGAGTTGAGTGTAAATTCTGCAGGGTCTACAGAAATTGCTCCTGTATTATCATCATAGTCAAGACCATTACCTACAGCATTACCGATAGCATCTTGTGCTCTTTCGTCTGTGAAGTACTTGTTTGTTGTACCTTCTGCAACATCGTCAGTTCCTAATGTACGTGAACCACCAAGAGATGTTGATGTACCGTTAATAGTAATTGCTGAGTTTGAAAGTTTTTCATTTGCAATTGATCCAGCAAGCATTGTATTTGTTACAGAGCCTGTATCACCAGTTGTTACAACAGTACCTGTTACGTCAGGAATTGTAATTGTGCGATCTGATGTTGGATTTGTTACTGTCAAAGTTGTTTCATTGCTATTATCAGTAGATCCTTCAAAAATTATTGAAGAGTCTGAAAGGTATAGACCTGAAACTGTTGGGCTTGTAAGTGTCTTGTTTGTAAGAGTTTGTGTATCAGTTGTTCCAACTACTGAACCAGTAACACCGTGTGCTGATGTAAGATTTTCGTGTGTTGTAAGATTGCCTGCAACTGTTGCTGCTGAACCGTATGCATCGTATGTGTTTGCTGTTACAGAGATAGCACCTGTCATGTCGTTATATGAAAGACCAGTTCCCACTGCATTACCGACGGCATCTTGTGCCATTTCGTCTGTGTACTGTGTTGGAAGTTGTGATGTAAGTGCTAATGTTCCAGATGCGTCTGGAATGTTTATTGTGCGGTCTGTAGTTGGATCTACAACTGAAAGTGTAGTTTCAAAAGAATCCGCTGTTGCGCCTTCAAAAGTAATGCTTGTTGTAAATGCTGGGTTAGCGTCTACTGATGCTGTTAGTTTTCCTGTTGTATCATTATATGAAAAACTAACTCCTGTATGTGAACCATCAAACATACCTGCTGTGGTATCTTGAAGGAATTCGGTTGATGCTTCTGTCAATATGTTAGATGAGTTGACGGTTGCTGTGCTTCCCTCAACGATCAGACCATTTTTGACTCTGAAGTCTTTTGTTACTGTTGCCATAGTGGTGCTCCTTTTATGTTAGGCCTTCAAACCAGTCCTGTAATAACGAACGGTTATTGGGGTTATTGATGGTGTTACCGTCATGCTAATTATACCAGCATTTAGGCTTGCAGATATCACACCTATTTCACTTCCATAGTTTGATACTGTTCCGAATTCGGAAATATTTATGTTTGTTCCGTCAAATACTAAATTAAGTTCTGTGCTTTTAAAATATCCAGCAGATGCTTTTGACATCTGAATCACATACTTAATCGTTCTCCAAGTTGCTGTATCAATTGTGTCAAATACCGTTGGATTTTCAATGCCATTGATGGTTGATGAGTTGTTTCCATCGCCACCTATGGCTTCTGCACGGTATGAAGTAGTATCAATTAAATCAGCAAAGTCTTGTCCTGTAGGCCTGTCTCCAGACTCAAATTTTGTCTTTAATGTGGTAATTGGAATAACGGCCATATAAGTGATTATATCATAAAATATAAAAACTACTGCCGATCACCATTACGCCAATGCCTGCAGTTAAGTTGGCAGATGATGCACCAAAGTTTAAATTAGTAAACCTGACACGAAATGGCAAAACATTTTTAATTTGTGATGCTGTTATGGCAACTTGCTTTACATCTACCTTACGAGTTTCTAATTCAACAAAACTTCTACGTTCCATCATTAACTCTCGTATGGGCCAGTTACATCTTCAATAACTACAACGCTTCCTCTGCAAACCGTCCAAACACGAACATCGTCAGATAATTGAATATCAAAAATATCACCAGTCTCAAGTGTTTCTGACTGGGCTGCTGTTAATGAAACTGTAAACTCTCCTTCATCGTCTTCTCCAGTTACCGTTGGAGTTAATGAAAGCAAAAATGCACCAGAATCATCTGGTCTAATAATATCCATTTTAATATTCCAATCAGGAACATTTAATGGAAGTCTATCTGAATCAGTTACATAGACTCTAAATGCTGGGGTATCTCCTCTAACAAAGGTCCAACTGATCGTTGGTGGGGGAGAACCAATTGAAAATGAGTCTGATCCTTGATTTCTATAGTTAGCCATAATGCTTTTATTATACCACCAACTAAATATGATAATAAAAATATTTTTATTTTTATGTACAAAAGTTGACTTGTGGGTTAAATTCATGTTATAATTAATACATGCTACCAACAGGTAGCATTTGTTCTCTAGGAGGTAATTTACAATGAGAGAAGCAAAAGTTTGGATAGTGGTTTTAGGGTTGGTTTTTTGCAGTGCCATTTTTTCTGGGGCAGCAAAAGCAACTACTGAAAACAATTTATTAAGTAAACCTGTCCTTGAGACTAAAGTCGCCACCCTAAAGGTGGCTTTTTCAGTTTCTAAGGAAGACATTCTTAAAAAGTATGAAAATGCGACATCTTTAACAGATGCTCAACTTGTTGAACTTTTAAGGGCTGTTGGGTTTGAAAAAAGTGGTCTTCGTAATGCCTGCGCTATAGCAAAGGCTGAAAGCAATGGTCGTCCATTGGCTTTTAACGGAAACCACAAAACTGGAGATAGTTCTTATGGAATGTTTCAAATAAACATGATAGGAGAACTAGGTCCAGACCGTAGGGATCTGTTTAAGTTGGGTTCTAATGCTGAACTGCTAAACCCAGTTACAAACGCAAAGGCTGCTCTACATATGACAGATGGAGGATCAGACTGGTCTTCCTGGAGTTCTGCAAATGGAAAACGGTACAAAGAATGGTACAACAAGTACCCTTGTAAACAATAAAAATTTAATAATAGAAATGCCCCTCCATTAATTTGGGGGGGTATTTTTATTTTCCCAATAGAAATTATGATAATTAAGATCAAACGTAAATCTTTTCATATGATCAACAATAGCGCCAGTATGAAGGTAGGCTTGAATTCCAGCCCTTTTAAGATTTTTAAAAAATGATATATCTTCACCAACAAAGTTAGTTCTTCTATTTACCTCTGAAAATATAAAGTTATCTTCAGACACATTTCTGATTGGATCAATTATTGATTTATGCATAAGAATTAAACCCATTCCAGCAGCATCTACTTCTATAACTTGATCGGTTGGAATATCTGTTAATGGATCTATATTTTCCATATTATTTGTAAAATTATAAACACATGGAATTGGTTTCATTAGAGATTTTTCTGGTTCATCAGACACAAAGTATAGACCGCTTACAACCTTTGCAGAATCCTTATCTCCAGCCTCTAGAAGCCTTCCTAGAGACTCAATAGTCAGAACTATGTCTGAATCTACCCATAAAAGCCAATCGGTCTTTAGGCTGTCTGCCCAAGAATCAAAAAGTGATTGTCTTTGTCTTGCTATTTGATTTCCACTTACACGAATTGCTCCACGGACTTCAATTCCAAGATGTTGTGCATGAATAACTGTATATAAAAGTCCTTCTGTAAATTTACCG